ACATTGCTGCAGTACGAGATTCAATCAGTACATCGTAAATACGTCGTAAACCATTTAAGTACCCTACTTGAATCGGTTCAGGGAAGATGTTACTATTCATGTCTGTAACACTACCACGTGGTCCTAAACACTGCATCAGCTGTGGTATCTTAATGGTACCAGAACGCATCATGACGGCCACATTGTTATCGAAGAACTCACCAGATTCCAATACTTTCTGTTTCTTCTTATAAATAGAAGGCACCGTATTCGGATCAGTAATGGTATCTCGATTCACCGGATTGTTCTTATCGATCTCCAGAATATCTTTACTCTTCATGATGGCTACAATGTCTTCCACTGACATGGTCGCGTGGAATCGTGCACCCAATACCTGGATATCGTTTCGAATCTCATCGGCTACCGATACAAAAGAAGCCCAGACCGTTTCCTGGATTTTGTAATACTCCTCTTGTATATTGGTGTCGTATACGGTAAATACGTCACCCATGATAGCCGATTTCAGTTTCAGTACCGTATCCGGTTTAAACGAATAGCAATCCTTCATGTAGTTTCCAATGAAGTGTGCCGGTAATAAACCAATCTTGGGAAACTTCTTATTGATTTCCCAGACATAACGGGAGATTGCCAACTGCAGTCCAGTGGATTCTAATACCACACCGTTATCGAACTTCAGTTTAAATCTGCCTTTAAAGTGTTTCAATATCTCTTTTGGAGAGACTTTTAAAGTAGCTGATGCTGAATACTGCATTTAGTTAGCCTCCTATTCCTGATCATCATCACTGTCTACTTCATCAGCTTCTTCTACTTCTTCATCCTCCACTTCCTCTACTACTTTCACCTCTACCTCTTTCTTCTTAGAGGAGGGTTTTTCGTCTTCATCATCATGCTCGATTTCCATGCTGTTAAGGATAGACCCAGTAATCGGGTCCATATCGGCTTGAGTCTGTTTAGAAGGATCGAAGGGAGCATATACCATCTTAAATCCATTACACTGGAAGAAGTGTCTTACAATCTGTAAAGGACGACCACTACCTAAAGGATACTTCTCCCTATCGATTACCGCTTCAATATTGGTCGGAGTAGTCGAATGGAAGATAGTATTTAGGGAAGCTTCAATCGTCTGCTGATTATTAGACCGATCGTGTAATTCAGCTGCTAGACCACTAGGCGCAGCAGAGACGATATAACGGTTTTCTGTTTCAGCAGGGAATCGAGTAGCTTGTTCACGTGTTTGGCTATTGTACTTATCCTTAGAGGTTAGAGGCGCAATAATACCGTTAGGCTGAGTCGCTGCTGTAGAAACAGAAGCAGAATCATCGCCAATCTTCTCTAATGCAATATAGTACAATGGACCTACACGGTGTGGTACCGTGGTTTCTTCCTCTTGTTTGGTGTAAGGATTGTAGAATCTTAACTTACGTGGAGGAGAGAGGAAACCTTCTTTAGATAAGGTATCGAACATCTCGATATAATCAATCGGTGTATTGTTCGGTCTATACAGATAGAATCTATCCTTAATGATGTGGAATAGGTCCTCTGTCTTTTCCTGGAAAGAGAGTTTAGTGTAAAACTCGTATTGGGTCTTAACCGTAATTTCCAAGAACCGTTCAATACGTCTAAAGCAGGTATCGAGAATATCTTTATTCAGTCCTGCTACAGCCAGCTTCAGATTAGGAGAATGTTCATTTAAACCAGTAGTGGTTACCAAGAAATCCCTTAATTCTACTAAGGCTGCTTTTAAAGACTGTTCGTAAATACGACCGAAGTTCATTCGGTTTACAGTCGTTTCAGGAGAAATGACAATCTCTGCTCTTCTCCCTGTTACTGGGTCGTAAGGCATTTGTTCTGGTGGTAATACTCTGGCTACTACGCCTTTACCACCGTGTACGTTTGTGTTCAGTATAGCTCGCTAGGCTATACCCGTTTCTCTAAGAGAAACCGCTTATACTCTCGTATAAGACCAGACTATATCTTAATCCTTATATCCTAATAGAATATCGAGGATTCTCCCCATTTCGGATACCAATAGCTTGTATCCTACTCTACTCAGTGTACCTTAGTACCTTTTCGATAGTCGTTGAGCACACTACTCTAAGATTGGAGTAGCTTCGCTGCTGATTGTCCCTATTGTTAAGATTGTTACTCTTAAAAGAGTACTTAACACTTAGTGGGAGTTTCCAGCAATTAGAGGAGTTTTCATTCCACTGTTACCAGTGAAAGGACCTATTATTGGTATTTGAAAAAATAACGTTTTTTATACAGAATGTCTTTGTCTATTAACCGACTTAGTTGTTTCCTGCACATTTTCAGTTCTTTACTAGCTTTCCTGAAAGACTTGAAGACCTTTGTAGTTCCAGATACAGAGTCTATCTGGACAATCTTCTTACTGCAAACAGTCGGTTTTTCTTGGACTTTAAACAGAGTATTAGGGTTTGGTTTTTCTTCGTAATTGTAAGACACATTTAGCTCAGGGTAGAGTGAGTTGAATTTCTTCAACATGCTTTGGTGGGCATGTACACCTTTCTCGTAGTAGTTCCAGAGAGAGTATTTCCTATAGAACTCTACGAAATTGAACAATACATCGACAACACGATTGTCACTATCCCTGATAGTTATTATAACAAACCCAGGTGTTCTTGGTGTGTTGATGTGTTCGTAATCCCACTTGTCCTTATATAAGGAAACTTCCCATTTCCCGTTAAACAATACCCCGTGTTGCCGGTGGAAAAGCATTTCGTTAGACAAGATTCTAGTTAGGTATTGTTCAGTCGCCAATAATCGAGAAGCATCACTCCTGGATGAAAATTCTTTTATTTCGCCAGTTACAATGTTTCTGCAGTAACACCAGAATTCTCTCTTAGCTCCACGGCTAAATCTTTTTACTCTAATTGCTCTGGCTGAATTTACCGAACTGGTCACCCAACGCAAATTGTCAGCGTGGTTATTGGTCTTATCCCTGTCTATGTGGTCAACAACGAATCCCTCTTTGTACCCATCGACAAAAGTCAGTGCTACGAGCCTATGTACTAATGCCCTAGGGTTGATAATATTCCAATCCGTTATAAGAGACCTTCTTAAGCTAGTGCAGCAGTAACCAGAACCATTTTTATATTGCCTAAGTTCTGTAAGGAAATCATCATCTTCGAATACCCTACCATTCTTAGACACCAAATACCCATCTATTCCTGGAATAGGTTTAGTTTCCAGGATTTCCAATTCGAATCCTTTAGAATAAAGGACGTCTTCTTCTGTATAATCTACAACTTCTTTAATTTTGTTTCCATGAGACATTTCTAATTACCTTAATCAAGATTAATCAGAAATACCCCCATCAGTTATTTTTTCACAAACCATGACTTTAGTCAGTGATCTTAAAACCTGGACCCAGTTCTTTCTCTACTTCTGTAACGACCGTAATCACGACATTGTCTAGTTTACGGTTAAAGTTGGTTACCTTTTGGATAGAGGTACGCTGCAACTTTTCATCAGGCAATGGCTCATTGGTCATGGCCATGCAATGCCGAATCAATTGGTCGAATTCATCAGTGAATTCAGCCTGCCATTGATTCTGGGACTGAATAATCCGATATTCTTTTAAGATTCGGTTACAGAAGTCCAAATAAGCATCAGCGTACTTATCAATCTGCTGCATGACTTCAGGAGCTAATGAGTTAGCAGCTTTATTCTGTTTATAGACAATAATGTCTACTACACGGGCATTTGAACCATTACCATCTAAAGGCGTATCGTTGATTGGGTCGTAGATACGGGTCTTTGTTTTAGTAAAGGTAATCGGCAATAGCTCTGGCCGATACTCGCGTTTAGCCATGATAATCCCAGAGTAAGCATTACCTGTAGGTTTGCAATACTCCCCAATATCTGGCATAATCTTGTAAATCTCATCACTACCGTATAGGTTTAGCGGGTAGTCTTTCTCCCCTAATTCAATAGTACGGGTAGCGTATACCTTAGTTTTAAAGAAAGGTACGATTTCTTTAGAAATCAGAATCGAGTCTTCAATCGTTCCTTCTAATGAAGAATAAACGGTATTGAGATCTCGTCCCATCATGTAGTTACCGATATTGTCTTTAGCCGGTGTGTCGTATAGTACGGTTCCTTTGGGAATGGAATTACCGACACGAATCATGTCTACATTACTGGTGGGTTTGAATTCGAAACCGAATTTGGTGTGGTTAATAGACAACTTATTGATGTCGATAATACCGTATAGCGGTTTATTACCATTATTATCGAATGTCTGGTAGATTACAATGCGCTGTGGATTGAGTTTAATCCCATTGTAATCGGTTGGTAAGTATCTATCGACAATAGCCACAATCTTCTGGATATTGTGTTCGGTTTTAATGGAATAAGTATAGTTACCGTACTCCTGTTCTACCCCTGTTTGGATGGAGTTTGGCTGGCAGCCATTTATGACATAATGCTGGGTTAAGGCATTTGACTGCATCTGGCCACGTGATGAAGATACGGTGTCGGAGAAGGGATTGAAAGCGGTTAGACCCCTTAACCTTACGTCATTTTGGTTCTCTACGTATTGCTGAGACACAATAGCTCCTTATTGTGTTTAGATGAATAACAAGTATCCCTTTAGTCGATCGACTAAAGGACACCACCATGTTAATGATATAGCTCTATACGATTCTAGAACGAATCGTATCTCGCTCCATTTGAATAAATTAGTATTCTGGTCATTGTGTAGGCCGGAATACTCTTATCCTCTTTATGGATAAGTATTGATTGAAAAGAAAGTGATTAAGGTTATGTCTTTGTTAGATGAAACTTTTAATGATGCCGAATTGGGCAATGAGGACTTTAAAGTCTTATTGGAAGACCATTTAGAAATACTGAAAAGCGATGCTAATCTATCTCGTATAGCCGATATCGCTCCAATTGACGCCGATAGATTCGAATACGACTTCTATGGCATTTTAAGATTACTCAACATCCAACCCAAATACTACTGGGTAGTAATGCGGGTGAATAACCTCCACTCTCCTACGGATTACAGAAGGAATATGCTTTCTATCCGTATTCCTGATTTCGATTCTGTCGAGAAACTCTATAACTACTTCAAGACCATTAATAAGAAATCAGCTGGTTAATGGAGTCATTCTGTATCTAAGAAGCAGAGAAATAACTTCAACATTACCCTATTAAAATAAAAATTAATAGAGAAACTCTCCTCTACCTAATTGCGGGTAGAGGAGAGTATTCTTCTATGTTTTATCTAAACAGAGTATTACCGTACTGCGGACGAGGAGTCAGTAGTGACTGATACCCCATCTGCTGTGGCGTAGTCTGTCTAGCCATGCCAGGCTGATACAGCATACCGAATTGGTGGTGTGCTGGGCCTTGCTGGTAAGTTTGTGGTTGGGCAAATCCCCAACCTGAGTTATTCACCGGCTGTGCTACCGCTTGATACCCTTGTGGAGGATATTGGTTAAACGGCTGCTGAGGTTGACCAGCTAAGAACTGGTTATTACCCATTACCGGTTGAGGTTGCTGGTATACAGGTGCTAAAGGAGCCTGATATACCTGTCTGGGTTGGATAAACTGATTACCTTGAGGCTGAGCTACCGGCTGTGGTTGTACCTGTTGTACAGGAGCTTGTTGTACCGGTGCTTGTACCGGCTGAGCCACTTGAGCAGGATTACCTTGCATCGGCTGACTAACGGTTTCCCAGTTAATCTTAGCTTGAGTAGCCTGAGGATTGACATTAATCTGTTTGTCTTTCTCTACAGCAGCTACCCCTTCATTACCATCTTGAGGCGGTACCATCAGGTACTCTTTACGGTAATCACTTACGGTAAAGCCTTCTTTAATCCAGGAGATATCTAGGGTAGTAGCTGCCAGTTCTGCTTGAGCCACTTCTTTAGACACTACGGCATTCTTACCTTTAAAGAACACTTCCGCAATGTGGTTAGTGTGTTTAGGCAAGGAGAGCAATGAACGTACGAATGCTTCGAAGAACGGAGCATCAGTCGCATCAGAAGCACCGTAGAAACCATGCTTATCGACTTCTTGGGAATTCGGGAAGAAGACTTCGCAAATGTTCTTTAAGATAGGTAAATCGCCTTTACGTACCGGTACACCGAATATCTTGGGTTGGTAGTCTTTCTTCTTGCTGACTTCGTCAATGACTTTATAGACTTCATCAGCTAGAGGGAATGACCAAATCGCCACACGAGAGTAAGAAGTACCATCAATCGTGAAGCCTTTACGCAAAGAGAGCGTAGCCACGGTATTGTTCTTAGAACGAGACTTACCTAATGCGATAATAATCTTAAAGAAGGAGTCCTGGAACTTCTGGTCTGTCTTACCGAAACGAGAGATAATGTCACGTTGTGCAGGAGTCAGTTCAGTGTGGTTAATGCTACCAGATGAAATCTTTACCAATTCATTCATCAGGTAAGCCAATGACGTACCATAACGGCGATTCAACTCTTTACGAATGAAACTCAAGAGTTTGGATTCGCCACGCATCAGGTTTTCTTGCATCGGGTGGAATACCACGAAACGCAAGATATCAGGAGAAGTCAGGTTAGCCCGAGTAGGCAACACCACAATACGGCTTTCACCTTCAATATCAATCGATACGGGGAAGGTTTTATCGTTTACTTCCTTACGTACTCGTCCTTCTTCGTCCACGAGATACCCGCAGGTATTCAGGACATGTTGATACACTTCCAACATATTCATTCGCATTGCTCCTTCATCTTTACAAAATTCATTCTTTGGTTTCCTTTACTTAGTATTTGTTCCTAGTGTTACTGGTGTAATCACGAAACTCTGGTTGAGGTTGACCGTAATTCATCTGGGTATTAACGTTGGTAAACGGATGACCAATGGGGTTAGCCTGGGCACTGCTACCCATTTTACCTTCTACTACGTCTTCTACCGAGTGAATCAATTCCCCAATATCACGGCTGTTATTGCGATAGCGCTCACTGTTTACAGTAAGCATCGGGGAAATACTAGAGTCACTGAATGAGGGGAATACGTATAATTCTTTAATCCCATTACCGATTTGGATTTCAATAACGATATCGGTATTTAAGTCGCATTTCACGTGAATGAAGTAAGGCAACTCGTTATTCTGCGACAGGATAGGGCCCAATTCGTCACTAATCACTTTCTCAGTAGAGAACTGCAAACCAGAGAAGTTCAGGTTACTAACAAAACCCCTCATGTCCGAAACTACGGTTTCAGGCTGATACCCAGTCAAGGCTGTACCCATGGTATTGGTCGAACTAAACTCGAGATAAGAGAGCGATGACTTAGTCATCAGGTTCGTTACCATGGAAGAAACCACAATCGCCATGGTCGTCTCAATGGTCGGTGACAACCAAGGAGCAGAATACTGAGTGGTTTGGTAATGTTCATCACTGACTTCAGCACGATAATCAATGGTTGGGTCTAACTGCAACAACCATTTCCAATCGAAGGTAGAAGTCCTTCTACTCTGCACGTTGGTTAGAGCAGAGAGGAAAGCAGAGTGATGGGTAGAAGGGTCAGCCATGCTACCACGGATTTGATTGGCTACGGATTCACCACTATAACCCGAGGTATTGTTGTTAAACATTGTAGCAACAAAAGCACCTTCTACAATCTTAGACAGCATTTGGGTAGGTGAATTGTAATTACGAGACACCAAGGAAGGCACTTGGGATACGCGTCTGTCATCCGTACCGATAATCGTATTCTCCGGAATATCGGTTGTCCCATCGATTCCAGATGCGTAAGTAGAACGCAATAGGTTCTGGGGGGTCATCTTCCAGGGACTACTGTTGTTGTAAGCACCGGCACCAATACCTCCACCAAATACAGAGAAGGAATCCTGCACTACAGGGATATAGACATTGTTTACCTGGCGAGTACCCATCTTAGTAATGGAGTTGACGTAGAATACAGTATCAGGAGCTAGTTTAATATCACGCCCCATAATCGCAGCATCACGTCTATCAGTATAACCGGTTACCATTTCTCTACCAATGATACCATTAGCCGAGGTGGTGATGATCATGATAAACACGTAACGGTCTTCATTCCATCCGTTTGGAATGGTCACGTCGATAGGACGACCTTGACTGGTCTCTGGTCTATCAGCCGGAATAATAAATTCATTGCAGGTAGAAGCAATGTAATTAGTCGGTACTTTACCATTAAACTGGTCTACCATGGTCACCAGCTTATCCTGTACGGTACCGTTCATTCTGGTAACGAATGGACGCAGGTATTGGTTCTGGTAACCATTCACTCGAATCAGTCGTAATGACTCAATCTGGAAGGTAACTCTGGAACCCAATGGCGTACCGTAGGTATTTTGTGGTCCAAAATGATCCATTTAATCGTTTACTCCTAAAGGTGATTTAGTGTTTTTAGAATGCTTCTACGGGTACTAACTTCTGGCGGTTAGCAATATCGAGCATCAATTCAGCAATTCGTACTCGAATATCGGACTGCGTAATCAGTCGATTGTCTTTATTGACAATCTTACCTGAATTAGCCCATTTACTCGGTAGAGTCAGGTACCAGTTAAAGGGAGAAATCCCTTTTTCGAATAGCTCGATACAACCTAATGCCGTCATGTTTCGCTTCTCGGATTTGGTCGTCCCACCTAAGCAATAGGTTTTGTTGAGTCGGTTAGACAAGTGAGAATCGATGTTTCTTCGATAAGTCGGTGCGATAAAGAAGTCATCGCTATTGGTATTAATCGCAATAGCAGAGACTAAGGCAGCAAATTCGTAATAGCCACGATGCCACAGAATCGCTGAAGTCAATCCCAACAAATCGATTACGGTTTCTAAATCCAAGTAATCGTAAATCACTGGATTAATCGCTTCGTCCAGTACCCATTTCACGATGTTCAACTGAATCTCCTGAATCGGTTTCATGTACTCCCGAATACCAGAGAGATTGTCAATATTGAAATTCACTCGAATTGCATCAATGGCTTCCCAATACAACTCTTTTGGTAACTCAGGCTCGACGATTTGGATAATCCTATCGTGGTCCTTAGCAGCAAACTCCAGAAACACTTTGTCGTCTGTCGAGATTTTACTACGTGAGAAACCCACATCGTATACGGATTGGGAATTGGAATCCGAGTTGGTTTTCTTGTCTTCTACCGGATTCTTTTTAAACTTAACAGAATCGGTATTACTACCATAGCTTCGAGCGACTTGTTTTATCTTCGTCTGGAAGTAGTAGTAAATGTTAATAATCAGGCGATAGGTATTGTCACTACCAGATACATCGCCTAATGATAGTCTACGCAGGATAATGATAGCCAGCATGTAGTTGTAGAAGTCATCCTCCGACAAACCAGACATGAGCACGGTATTGGTGTCTACCTGTACTTTGGCATTAATCATGAACTCACGTAAGCGATTCTCTGCTACACAGCCATCTAAACAGGTTTTATGCAGAATCTCCTTAGCGTAGATTTCTTTATAGTCTTTGCCGTATTGGCTATAGAGTCTACTGTCGATATCACCCCAAATCGGTGCGACAAATCGTAAGGCAATAGAATAAACCACTAAACCTAAGTAATCCGAGTACACGTAAGTCGTTTCACGGGGGTTCTTACGGGTATTCTCGTAACTGGTAGTCGGTTTAGTAGGCACGTTACAAGGAGAGGTAGGGAGTTTTACCCAACTCTCGATTTCGTCTAGATTGACATTAGAATATAGCTGGACAGCTGCTTCATTGAGCTTCGATAACATAACCTCTACATCGTTTTCTTCGTCGATGATGTTACGAATTCTCTTGTAGTGCTGATAGACATTCTCCTGCCATTGTCTAGGCTTAGTCTTCAGCCATTCGTTGAATTCGTGAAACGGAGAGATATTGTTACCCTGCTCGGTACGATGTTTATTACGTTTGTAATAGTTCATCGAGAACCTAACATTTTCATTACCGTAGGTAACAAACACATTGGTTCTAGCAGCATCCATCTCGAAACTTAGTTGACTCATTTCTAGATTCCTTAAGGATAGTTGGAAAAATAGCAATGAATAGAGGAGAGAATAAATCAATCCCAATGACCATAACCGATATAGCCAAAGTGATTGTCGGTTTATTTATACTCTTTCTACCCACTACCAGATTGATAATATAGTTCTCTGTAAATCTAGCTTTACAGCTCACTTTACTCGTTACACTCGTAGAGAGCCACAATCAGTTTGATTGTATCTACATTGAGTGGCTGTATATATTAGTACTACACTTTAGAATTATTCCTAAGAGACGATATAATACGGAAGAATATAGATTACTCTCTAGCCTAGAATCGTCTAGGCTAGAGAGGATACACTTGAACTTAAATGAAATTACATAAAGAAGTCGTCGTCACTATCACTGCTATCAGGGGCTGTGGCGGGCTGACTGTTACCAGATTGACTAGATTGGTTAGATTGATTGTTGTTGGATTGATTAGAGCGGTTGTAGTTGTTAGACTTACCGTCTTTGCCTTCATTGGCTTCTTTGTCTACGTACTCTTGAGTCAATACGTTAGCAATAATCAGCTTAGCGTTATTGACAAAAGACACCATTACACGACGTGATGCTTCCTCACGAGGCAGTGGGTCTTGAGAGTTGATATCGTAGAGGACAATATCACGGTCCAGTTCGAAGTTAAACTTCACTTTACCGTGAGTGTTGTTAATAGCCGTAATGTAGTAGATACCTTTATCATCACGACCTACAATCACTTTACCCAATTCACGGCGCTCTGCTTTAGACATGCTTTGGGTTTTGATGTAACCGTGGATAGCAGCAGAGGAGGAAATCTTCTTACCTTCCAGAGGAATATCCTGCATGGAGAGCAAGGTATCCAAGATAGTCAGGAAGGAAACCAATTGACCATCTTTAAAATCGAACTTGATGCGGGATTGACGTTTTTGTTTGTCTTCATTCAAACCGGTGTATACCGTCAGGTGCAGGATATTACCAGTGATATAGAGATTGAAGGAAGCGGCGGTACCTTCTTCATTTTTACCCCACAAGGACATTACACGAGTATGGGTGATGTTGTTACGATACTTAGGGGCAAATTGTTGTTGTGCCATGTTAAAACTCCAATTGAGATACAAAACAGAAAGGACTAAGCTCTCCTACTCTTTAGTAAGTAGAGCATTCTCCTTATTCAGAAATACTCGAAAATTGTAGATTCTTTGGTTTATTTTGCTATCCAGTACGAGTAAACTCTACTAAAATCGATTCTAGCCTATCTAGAATCGCTCCAGATTGCGATTAACCATAAGGATAAGGGTTTGTATACCTTTTAATCTAAACTCAATCTAAGAGCAAAATAGAAGGTTTTCTACATACCAGAAATACAAGCTAATAAACGCTCTCTAATCTCGTGGTTCTTAATGGTCTTTAAGTTCTCACGAATCTTGGTAGCGCTTGTAATGCTACTCCAATTGTATTCGGTCGCTAAATCCACTAAAGTTCTTCTAAAGGCAGGTATCTTGCATCTAAACAAAGTACTGTCCCCTAGAATAGTCAATAAGTCTAATCGAAACGGCATTTCAGGTAGTTTGTTACCATTGTAGTACTTGGTGTACCACATGTCTCTACCTTTTACATGTCCCGTATGGGATTCTAATAGCAATAAACGATTGAAGTTACGGAAAGCCACTAAATCGTAGGTGTAGTGAGACAACATCAATACCTTACGGTTGTCCATCTTCGTAATCTTGTTCTTGAAGATGTAGATGTTCTCATTACCCAACTGTTTACTATCCGTTATCCCTTCGTTATATTGCTTGAGTAATAAGCTCAAGGAATTGGTCATTCGATTGGTAAAGGTCTTCTGTAAAGAGGTATTATCCATTCTCAGTAGTACTTCGTTATTAATGGATTCTAATCCCTGATAGTTAGGGAGATAGAATAAGTAATCCAATCCTTGGCACTCGTTTCGACAGATGTCTTTAATTAACTCTATTTCAGACACCAGAGCTAAGTATAAGTCCTTATCACTGGTTCTGTCTACGTCTTCTCTTTTCATGGAATAGTAGAGATTACGGTAAAGAGTCTTGACATTAATGTAGATACACTTATTCTCTAAATAAATAGGTTTCTCGTGCTTAATCTCTTCGTGGATATTGAGTAGCGATTCAAATGCCAACGAAGTAGCAATAGAGAGAGGAATCTGTCCTCTCTCTCGTTCATTGACAAGGCGATTCACGGTCATCCTTTAAATGATTTGGCTTAAATACTTAGGTAGCTGTTTCACTACAACCGCTTCAGTATTAAGCTGATTGAGCTTATTAACAATCAATTCTTCAATATTCTTGTTATTGATTATCAATGGAACGTATTCGTTTTCGGTAGAGAACACATCTTTATCTTCAGCGATTACAGTCTTATCTACCTTAACGTTTAAGGAAAACATAAACTGGACATAGCTTGTCTTTAGAGACATGAATGTCTTATCACTGGCTAGAGGATGGTTTTTCTCACAAACGATACGAATACGACTACCACTAGGTAGATTTTCAATGTTTCTCTTTATCTTCTCTAAAGAAGTCTCTAAATCCAATCCCGTAACAATCACGGTCTTGTAGATAGTGGCTTCGGTATTCTCAATAAACTTAGCCCTAAAGTCACCACTAGGTTGTACCAGTATTTCGACAAAACCTTTGGCTTCTTCTTCTCCGTGTTTCAAGCGAGAAAAGCTACCAGGAGCAATGATTTGTTTATTGGTAGAATGCGTGTGGATGTGCCCAATGACAATAGGTCCTTTTACCACTGAGAAGTAATCGCTCTCATTGTGCTTGTGTTCAGGGGCAATTTCGGGTATTTGGTATTGAAAACACCCATGCATTAAGGCTAAGTCTACTTTCTCTAATTGCTCTTCTTTCAATAACTCTTGTACTCTTTTAAAAGTATCCTCAGGTTTAGAGCGAGGTCTATCGGGAATAAAGAGCACGTGAATATCGAATTTAGAAACGTAACGAATACTGATGTCATCAGCAAAGACAATATCAGCATGGATACCAGTGGTTTCATTCAAGTGTAGAAACCACTGGATTTGGTTAGCATCATGCAAAGGGGTACCATCGACGATGAGTAAAGTGATATCGTGTTTCTTTACCCACTCTAGAATATAGATAATGGCTTCTTTAGTAATGTAGACATCCGGATGGTTATTGGGCATGAGTTTATCCCAAAAGTCTCCATCCAGCATCATGATGTCAATAGAAGAAGCCCATTTGTTGTAAGGAAAACAATGCTTGATTTCCTCGAATATCTTCTCACTGAAAGTGGTGGAGTGACACATGTGTACATCACCCCAAGCCACTATCTTTAATGGTCTAATCATTCTGTGTTATCCAGACTATTCATCTTCATCAAAAGTGAATTCCACATTCGTCGTATTTACGAACGTTTTTTCTTCTGGTTTAGTGACTTCTTCACCACCTAGTACTTTACGGTAGTTGTCTGGATTCAAGATGCCCATTTTATCAAAGAAGGCGGTCCATTTAGCTCGGTGTTCATCCATTACTTTACTGTCTACACGAGAGGAGAGCATATCTAAAAAATTGATTCTCTCTCTTTCAGCAGCTTCTTTATAGGTACGGGAATACTGGTCAATACGATCCATGGTATTACCCAGTGTTTCACTACCTTCTAATGAGTCTTTATCTTCATTGGTTAAAACAAAGAATTCACTGGGTACTAAAGAAGGTACTTGAGCGACAATGGTACCGGTACTGTCGATTAGGTCTACTGGCATGAATACACTACCAGCAAAGTCTATCCAATCGTTCATGTTGTATTTAGCATCGTCTTCCTGGAAACCACAGTGTAGGGCTAAGAAATGCTCAATATACTCATGTACAGGCATCTGAGGAGGATGAGCTAATTGTTCAGCTCTCATCTCTTTAATGGTTTCAATATGGGGTTTTACCCAGTCATTCAGTCTTTCAAAAGCCGTTTTAGGGGCTTCTGTTGATTCTAATTTGTCTTGTTCTAGTAGATTGATTTCAGCCATTTGTATTATTCCTCATTAGCGACTAGAGAATTTATCCAATACGTACTTGAATACCCCACCGTCGTAGACGATAGGTTTATCCATTCTTAGATAATCGGTATTATCTAGAACTTCTACAGTGAGTCGTAGACCGACTGCTGATTCAGTTAACTCATTAATCGCTTTCTCTTCGTTATTGAGTGTAACGGGTATCACCTCTACACTGCATTCTGGGAAGTATTGGCCAATGGCTTCGGTTAAGTAAGTCTTAATCGCACTGGCTAAGCGTTCTACATCCCCTACGTTTTCCTGAGTCAGTACTTGATAAGTTAAGAACTGACGGTAGTAGAGGGTGGATTGAGAACCATCACTCGTGAAGAAGTTAGCTAAAATACGGTCTAGTTTCTCCCTACCATTATTGGTTACCCAACCCACGCTATCCAGTGTCGGTACGATTTTCTCGTTTCTATCGAAGTTATTCTGCTGCATTTAGTCACCTCAGTGTAAAAAATAATCTATCAAAAGAGTAAGACTACCCGTACCTAATCGAGTACGGGTAGTCTCTTTATCCTCTCTTACAGATAAGCACCAGATATACTGGTTGGGTCTATCTCCTCATTATCGCCATTGATTAGATTATACAACCTGTTCCAGTTATAGCGAATCATGAGTTTCTCATTGGTTTGCAATTCTCTTTCATTATCCAAATCTTCGTTCATGTAGATACGGAATACTTCCTCTCCACCGGTATCTTCCCCTTCATCGCCATAGAGCAATACACCACTCATGACAGACTGATAAAGCGGATTTCTCTCACCCGGTAGATTCGGATATCTATCTTCACAATACCAACCCTCTAATCTACCTGCTCTTACCTCTTGGTTAATATAAGGCATAGCATACAGGTAAGATTGATTTAATGGATTAGCATATCGGAATTCATCTACCGTATACAGGGGACGGATGCTGTCTTCGAAGATACTACCGGCAAACTCCAAACTATTCTTCGCTATGTTAATGGCTCTTAATGCCCCAGTATCAAAACGGTGTTGTACCGCTTGCTGGAATTCAAATGCACTTTCACCATAGCGTTCAGTTAAGGAATTGATGCGGTTTTGGATGTAATTGATGGACTCATTGGACATGACGCCATACATGGCTGTTCTCATGTTGTCTCGTCCACCTGAGATTAATATAGCCATGTAATCTCCTTATTCAATCGCATTACACAGCAAACTGAGCCATAAACGCTTGATCGTCTTGAGTGGCTTTCTCTTCGTGAGTCGCCATGACTGCTAAAGACAATACTGTCGGTTTAGGTAGGTTCATTACCCCGTCTGCCATATAAGGATTAATTAGATTACCCACAGAGAAACAAGCATCGAACATACGCAGACTTCTGGAAGTACGGTTATCCAATGGATACATAAAAGTTTCGACGTCACCATCATAGTCGCCATTATAGAGCGGTGCGATGGCACCAGAAGTGGATGCTGATAGGTCACGGGTATCAATCTTAACATCGGTTAATCTCAATAGTACCGTAGAACCATGTTTCAGTGTAGGGGGTCGGTTAATCAGGATAGGTATACCAGGCTTACCGTTAGGTGCAGTTGACTCTTTAATCAATTCCAACATAATCTCATGGATTTTCGGGTGATATACCCGTCTGTAGTCGGACATGATTTTAATGATTCGGTCAGCCGGTAACTTGTGCTTGTGATAAAGCTTGGCTTTAATGTGCGGTGCGAACATGGACATGAAACCAAACCATGGGAAGATAACCTCATCATGGTCGTGTGGTCTCGTAATGGCTGTCACCACAAATCGTGCAGTAAAGTTAGAGCGAGTAGCAATCAAGTGTTTACGAATCACACCTGGTTTTCTACCCAATACGTTCGGATTGACTTCTCTATCGTAATACTCACCCATGAAGGTCAAGAAACGAGAAGCTCTCGCTAATTTAGTACGAGTCGTTAATGAAGAACGTGAATTCTCCACATTGTCAATCCCCACCATCAATCGCACTGCCTTTAGCAACATGGGTGTAGAGTTATCAATGTATTTCTTACCATTCGATGCCTCTACAATCGTCAGTGCTCTATTCGGTATCTGCAGATACTGCATCCAAACCTTATCTTTATTCTCTTTAAAGAGATTCAACAACTCAATACCTTTTTCTTTATAATTGGTATTGAATTCAGAACGCGTTAATAAGAATTCTAAATAACGATCGAAGTTATCGTAGAAGTGCTGATAGCTTCTTACGTTTAAATTGGCTTCATCTAGAGAAGCCAGTGCTCGGATAACTGGCTGAGTCATTTTCGTCATTTTGGGACGATAATCAGGGTCAGTTAGCCATTGCAATAGATTAAATCGATAATTAGAACGAGTGAGATAGTGCTGCAACTGATGCCACATCTTTACGTTCATTAAAGCAGGCACACCTTGCGGACTACGTACCCAAATCTTATTATCCAAGTGATCGGATACAATGTCCTCTACTACGGTATCACAGTGAGAACACCGAACACCTTTATAGATTCGCATAGACACCGCACCACAACTACACCTGGGTACATTATCGAATTGTTCACCTACTTGGAGCATGAGTAAATCATTTACCACATCCTTATCACGACTACTGCGGTTAGGTAAGTCGTTAATGATGATTTTAGCAGAAGCGGTATTGTAAAATATCTGGTCACTATTGACGTATTCTAGATGGATTCCCATTATGCAATTTGCTCCTAATTTTACTAAACATCGTCTATTGATAATAGACCATTATCTCCTAGACTACTTGTCTTTAAACTGGGTAAAAACAAATAATCAAACTAGTGGATTGCCTTATAATAAAAATCAAAGGCAAATGAGAAAATAGTCCCCTACCCCTACTGAAGGAGCAGGAGACTATTTCATTCATCGTTTAGTAACGGCCAGACCCTTGACCACCGAAGCCGAAGAAACCAGAGAAGTTACTTTGGCGTTGAGTGCCTTGAGTCATGATAGAGCGACCGAGGTTATCCAACATGCTGTTGTTAATGTAGTTGGCATAGTAGAACTGACCAGTCGGTTGAGTGATATTGCGGTTAACCAATACCATACCGGCGGCAGCGATTGCTTCGTACAGGGCATGGATGTAGATGTCTTCGAAGTCTACGCGCAAGCCATAACCATTGATTTTGGCGTGAGCGGCTACTTGACGTACGATTTCTTGCTGGATACCAATACGTTGTTCAGGTTTCAGGTTTTCTTCTACCTGAGCCATAGTCCAGTCACGTACCAGTTCCATTTGTTCAGGACGACCATTCACCAGATTCAACAGGAAGCGACGGTCGAAGTCTTGGATGGAACGAGTAGTGTTGGTTACGGAGTTGTGGTACTGACCCATCAAGGTTACGCGACGGTCCAGAGTGCGGCATACGCGACCGCTACCACCCATACGACGATAGATTTCCAGGAACTTGCCATCGCACAGACGGTCGGTGTGAGCCAACAGAATGTGGTTAGCAGAACCTACTTTCAATACGTCTTCTTCTTTTTCGTAAGCAGCACGCAGGAAGGGCTCGTATTTCCACTGACCTGCAGAAGCTTCAGCTACTTCCAGAGAGAAGGAGAAGCGAGGAGTGAAGTATTCCTGGATGTAGTCATTCCACTGCTGAGCATTGAACTCAGGAGAATCTACCGGCAGCGGAGCGAATTCTTGCAGACGCAATGCAGCAGAGATTTCGTAACCCAAACCAGCTACGCTGTGGATATTGGTTTGCGGAGGTTGGTTAGAAGGATTCAGGCCTTCGCATACCCACCAGTATTTATCCCAAGATGCAGCCACACCGCAAGCCAGAGACCAAACCATATTACCAATAGACTGGTAACGAGAGGGGTTCAGTGAAGTGAACACGATGTTGGTAGCATACATCTGTTTGCTGGGTTTACCCTGTTGGTCTTGATACTGGATACGGTCCCACGGAGAGGTGGTGCTTGACCAGGGAGAACCGTTTACAGCATTCTGCGGAGAAACCATCAGCACGTCGATAAAGCCGGTAACTGAAGTGATTTCTTTAGAAGCCACTTGAGTGTTGAATTTACCGTTAGGTGCAGTAGACAGGTTGTTGGAGTTAATGGTGAACATGAAGTCGGCACGAATCGGACGGCTGTATTCGTCCAGTACGGTACCGTTCATGATTTTACGTTCGCAAACCAGTTCTTCTTCTTTGTCGTGTTGACCGATGTTCAGGTCTACTACACGACCGATAGCACGAGATTCTTGTGCGAAAGAAGCAGTAATATCAGCTGCTACGGCATTGAGCAAGATTTTCAGTACAACATCTTGGTCAGTGAAGTCGGTTTGGTCGGCGTACAGGATAGAGCCACCGGCGTATACTACGTCTTCATTGCCGTATTTTTCTTTGGCTTTCTCAACGAACAAGGCTTTGATTTCTTTTTCGTTGAAGATTTGGGACGGGAACATGTCCACATTAAAGCGACGACCATTGATTTCGTCTGTTTGGATGGTGGTCAATACGTCATCGGAATTGGCGATGGCAATAGCGTATACAGCCATAGCGTTAATGTCACGACGACGAGCAACAATCAACATCACATCCAGCGGCAGGAGACGATGGTTGTGGTGGTCAAGCGGAATCGCACCGATTTCGATTTTGGCATTGGAGATACGGGTAGACACCACTTCATCAATAGTTTTCTCCAATTTCATCAGGCCATCGTTAATCACATCCAAGTTCATGCCGAACACAGTACCCTGGTCGGAGAACATGAATTTAGAAGCACCAGAGAAGTAGCTTTTCACTTCACCGGTATCCTGCGGACTAACCTCTTTCACTTCAGGCTGCTGCTGTTGCTGCTGAGCCTGAGCTTGAGGTGCTGCTTGTTTTTTGTTTTCTTGGTTATCGATAATTGCCATTTTTAGGTTTCCTTTACTAAATTAGGCTGGTTAATACAAGAGTCGACTTTTGTAAATAAGGAAGTGGATTCTAATTAGAAAGCTCTCCCTACCATTTACACGATAATGATATAGTACTAAATTTATTTGGAATACAATCCCAATTAGGTTTAGTAGCCATAGCTCACTAGACCAGAGGTCTAGTCGCTGCAGAGCGTATTCCTTTGGAATACGTCTCTATATCAAACTAGCCTACAGTATAGAGAAAACATACTGTAGTATAGACCTCCACCCTAATGAAAGAGTAGAGGCTAAAATAGGGGTAAAGTAGACTGTTTCAAAAGCGAGAGATATTCTCTCCCATTGGGTCTCTTCGGTTTAGGAAGAGACAATAGTGATTTTCATCATATATACCACCTAGCACCTGATAAACTTTCTTATTCGGTAAAAGGGTGCAAAAAGCATATGACTAAAATCCCTCCATTTTCTATATAATTTAGGTTACTATACAACATGTTTAACTTAATTGGTATAAAGAGCCGTTTTCAGAATCCTAGGTTATATAAACTAGGGTTTGCTAATCGACTATTGGACAGAAGACTACAAAGGGCATTGAATTGGTATCGCAATAACTATTACTACGTACAATCCAATCACGTCCTCTATAAACTCATTCAATCCTTCGGTATGCCTAAGGCATTACCGGATGAATACGTAGAAACCTATATATACAACCGAGCATTTAAGCACGGTAATGCTTTTGGTTTCACATCAGATAGGGTAATAGGAAAACTATTTTACGGTAATTTCTACGGCATCAACTCAACTGAGGTTATTGTGCAGGTAGACAATAACTGGAAGTGGGAGAATATTAAAAGCAATTGGAGTGAGATGGTTCCTGTTAGGATACTGAGACATAACCAAACTCACTTTAGTTTTAACTTAATGACCCCTAAGAATTACGTGGAATCTCCAGGACTAAGTATTATCGAAATCGATATTAACCTATTGCACATGCAGTACTTAGCCTGGTATAGACACCACAAGAAGATTAAAATGGTTAATCCCAGCCATGAAGTACCTGATGTGGGCTACTTCTTAGGTATGGTGGTGTTGCCTAATGCTTTGGCTTCTCACTTCAATCAGGTTGTTATCAATCAACACTGTCTAATGATTGATGAATTCATGCCTAAGACAATTGATTACGTAGGAACCTCATTCTACATCAATAACAACTTTAGAGAAGCTGAGGACAACATTAAATCGGTATTTGAATTGTGTCGTAAGAACAGTTTCAATATCCAGACCTATTGCGATAACGTGATCGGTGTAGATGATGTTAGTGCTCGTGACTTTAACGACACACCACAAACCTTTCTTACTCGCAATAACAAGTGGGTTTACTTGTTAGCTTGTAGTCGGTTTATTAAACACTGTTTAATGACACCTGCTAGAGAAGATAGGTTAGTGAATAAAGAATACGTGGTGAGAATGAAGTACGAATTACAACAAGTGATCAATGGTAAGGTATTCAATGACTACAAGATAGCCGAACTGAAACCCTATTACACTGAAGAGATTGAGTACTTAAAAAACATGTATTGAAAGATAGACTCTCTACTACCCACATTCGGGTAGTAGAGAGTACTGTATTGTTTAAACTACTTAAGGAGTGCATCGAATACATCACCATAGGTGTCCATAAAAGATCTATCTTTAATGACTTCATGGATATTGTACCCTACGGCACCTAGATAACAGGCAATGAACAGAATGCCGAGTATAGTGACGGCATAATAGCCAAATACCTCTTCTGGTCTAAGTTCCATGATTTGACGGCAAAGTGAAATGGTGGCTAAGAGCCCCTCTATACAGAGCATAACGATTTTAGTGTTCTTTTTGAAATGGATATTGAATAATTCCAGTAGGCGAGCTAACATGAAGAAACCTCCTTATTAGAGCGAAAGGGTAGCCCTAGCTATGAAGATAAGACTACCCTTATAGCTAGTCTTTATTCAAGACTGTCGTATCTAGACATTAGTCCAGACATGAATAGACAACTAAAGAAGACGATAACGCCTTTCAATAGATAAGAGACTGCTTTAATGAACAATACTACTACGTCCATAAAAGCAGAACTCTCTATGTCACTCAGTAGGAACAATGTCGTGTTCTGAATAATGCTAATTACTGTCATTAACCCGATAGTCACTGATATCAGTAATAAGCCTTTCAGTACCAAGATTTGTTTCTCGGTTAACATAAGAGTTACCTCCATGTTAGGTTGATAGGCAGCTAGACAGTCTAACTGACAGAAGAACCCCTCTTCTGCAGTTTAATAATATAGATGTAAAGTAGAATATACTCCTTACTACCTTTATCGGGTAGTAAGGAGTATAGTGTTATTAGTGTTCTATCAGTAAAAGTCACTAATCAGTTTAGAGTTGTTTTTGTCTAAGTAGAATAAACCTACTGCTTCGAAAGCAATGTAGTAAGGAGAGCAGATATTGGCTATCAGCTCTCGTGTAGCGACATGGTCCACTATCTCTTTAGGTAGAGGTTTCTCCAAGAACAACTCCATGGGTACAGATACACTACCTACCGTATCCTTACCACGTTGTTTTAGATTCTCACGAATGGCATTAGCTAAATCTTGATTTTCAAATCCAGCTAACCAATCTTCGGTCGCCTTAGCGGAACTAATATCCAGTTTCACATTCACAGCAGAATAAGGCGGCTCACTCACTTCACCATAGTACTTACCGAACGTCGCATTCCAGAATAAGTAATGAACGTAAGGGGATTCTCTATCTGGTGTATCCTTATACGATTCAGGATTCTTAATCTGGGCTCGTCTAAAGTACTTAATCCCACCTTCTCTTACATTCTTGTAAATATCCCTTTCTACATCAGCTACTTCTCTTAATAAGTCGATTACCTTAATCTTCTTATTATCTTCATTGTAAAGATAGAAGAGTCTTTTCATGATGTCTTCAGCATGCTCAATAATCTCTTGTGGAGAGTTAGAGTTCCTTAAATGAACCCCTTTCTTATCCAAAGACATTTCTTTATATACGTTGCCTTCCTGGTAATCTACCGTATAGATGTAGTGTTTAGTACGGTTTAGATTCACTAGGGTAGGCATACCGAATTCATTCTTCATGCCAATCGTAAAGATACGTTTGGTCTCTACCCCTAAGTTACCTGACATGGTAGCTAACAGATGTTTCAATGTTAAACTAGATAACATAACCATGGTAGCAAACACAGGCGTGGCTTTCTCTTTAGTTCTCTTGTTTTCACAAAACCAATTAGTCCAGTGTTTAGTAGTAAAGATAGAGGAGTCTGTATCTGACATCAACACAATCTTCCTTAAACTACTGGGGAATTGGGCTAATGAACCTGGTAGGTGAGAAGACCTTAGGAAGGTTTGGATGTAATCCTTGTATTTAGCAAAGACTTCGTAGATGTTGATAATAGAAGCGGCAATCTTTAAGATTGTCTCGGTACTGATGTATTGGGATTCCTTTAATCCTTTTACTTCTTCCGAACAAATCTGGATGGCTACCAGCTTAATTTCTTCTAAAGACTTATTGAAGATAGTTTGTGCTTCTTCTATTGTCATGCCTTCAATGGGATTACATTTTCTAGCTAGACCACCAATGAACTCACGAGTAAATGATTCATTGTAGATACGTAAAGCATTTAAGTCGTAAATGAAAGCAATAGCGGCTCTTTGCTCACGACTGCATTTGCTAATAAACTCCTTAATTAGGTTTTCCTTTTCAGGCCACCTCCAATACAAACGAGTAGAGTTTAGAATGTATTCGAATAGCTCATCTGTATTAGGTACGTAGAGATTGTACTTGTCCAGTATTTGTCTTATATTCTCTACATCAATATTGGTCGTCAAGGCTACTAGGTTATTAATCGTAATATCCGCATTGTGATAATGACGATTTCCTCCTAATAGCTTTTCATTATTGGCATTAGCATATCCAGAAGTCATTCGGCAATTCGATGTCAATACCGGATGCATAGAAGCCAGGTAAATAGCAGTAGAGGCTAATGAAGAAGCTCCTGAAATACTATTCAGGTTTCGTTTAATGTTATTCTGTCCATTATTAGCAAACGCCATGGCTACAAAGTTGCCTTCTTGTTTCATCTGGAACTGGCGTTTCTTTAGCTTACTTCTTTCTGGTTTCTTAACGTCCACGTATTCGGACAGATAAGAAAGTTTTACCTTGTGGGGTAAGAAGGTAGTAAAGGTAGCTGCCATGATTTCTTCATTGGCAAAGGCATCCTTTAAGTAATGGACTAATGTGGTTTCTCCTTTTACCCTATCGTCATTCTCGTCTTTGTGTACGTAAATGACTTTAGGATTACGTAGAGGAAACTTACCGTCTTTACGAATGTTTTTCAATACCCATTGACGTGCTTTGTCTAATGGGTAATTACGCATAATGGAGATAAACTGAGCCTGCTGGTCAATGTACTGACCAATAGGGTTTAAATGTCTGGTGTATTGTTCTGGTTTTAATATAAAGACATTCTCAGTTAAGTCAAGACCTCGATATTCCATTGTATCGTGTACTCCTGTCGATTGATTAATCAGAAATACGAAATCGATTCGACTTATTGTTAAATGAAAAAGTACACCTCTCCTACCACCCTAAAAAGAGCAGTAGGAGAGAATGTATTTCTTATTAGTAAGGTACTGAGTGAGTCTAGTTTACTAGACGAGCTATCAATCAGAACCTATAATCCCTCTACACTAGTGAAACCAGAGAGAGGGATTATTGCTGGGGGCTGCCGCTCGGAGGAGGTGAGCCAGGGGGTGAACCACCTTCTTGTGCACGACCGCCCCGCCCACCACGGGCACGACCACCTTGTTCGGTTTCGCCACCGCCGCCACCCCCTTCAGAGTGACCAGGTGCCTGAGGAGCTTCTGCCTGAGGATAGGGGAAGTCGTAACGGGTGTCACGAGCAGGCACGTAAGACGGAGCCGGAGAAGACGGGGCTTCCTGATAGCTCAGTTTATGGCCAGCCACCAAAGTTTCGTTTTTCTCGGTGTGCTTAATGGATTCATCGTTGTAAATCTGTTTCAGATTCTTAACGAAGGTATCTGCATTTTTCACATCACCTTTCAAATAGACTGGAAGTTTATTTGCCATGGTAAAATACCTTTTAATGAATGAGTTTAAATATATTTAAATTCAGAAAGAGTAGGTACTCTTCATAGTTCAGTATAAAAAGTGTCGTAAACTAAGACTATTCCTCCTATTCCCCGCACAAGAGGAATAGGAGGAAATCGTCTGCACAACCAACACATAAGGAAACCAAATTTGAACTAGAGAGTGATTTTGTTCACTCCTCTATAAGTATTTCGAGTCGAGACAAGTAAAGGAGGCTAAGGATGCAATCGCCACCTGGGGCGGTGTGATGGTTACCTCTACGTCTACTGAGACAATGAAGTCATGAGTACTCGAAATAAGTATAAGAGAATTACTAATACACAGAGCCCTGCCTTGGCATCACTCTCAACTACTGTGTATTATCCAGCTACTCAATGTAACAGATGAACAAACTGGTTAGTAATTTGTAACTACTATCATAGTAGTACTGGTGATTACACCTCAGTGAGTACCATGGAGAGGTTAGTGTAACCTCTAGAAGTAATGGCTTTACGCAGTATTTCCATGTCTTCAATAGAGACGTTATCCAAAGTAATCACAATGCGGTTAGCTTTGGTTTCCACTAGAGTAGTTAAGTTAATCCAGTCTAGTGCAAAAATGGTTTCCGTACCAGAACTGTTCAATAACTTAACATAAGTCATGGTTAATGGATCGTCATTGTGGCCACTAGGTAGATGTGGTCTCATTCTCTCGTGGAATGAAATCACATCCAAACCATTGGCAATCGCATTTTGGGCATTGAGAATAGCCAAGCATTTGGCATTGATAATGCGAGTAGACAACACATCAGGGGCGTAGGTATCGAAGGAATAGACCTTACCTACTACAAAAGAATTAGACATTTAACACACTCCTGTAATTGCGAGTAAATCAATACTCCCATGGATTGACCTTGTATAGAATAATCATACCTTCCTCTAGATTAAAGTCCCCAATTCGATAGCATATTCTCGTTTTGGGTCTTAATCGATAGTCTATATTGGGTAATCTCGGTAAGTACAGATTGAAAGAGCGAATCGTGACTAACAAAGAGTAAATGAGATTATAAGCAATGATGCTTAGTCTCTCTATTACCAGTTCGTCTAATTCTCGGGAGGGGAAAGCAGAATGAAAGTCAATTTCACCACCTACCTGTAAGTAACTAGTGGGATGGCTATCCAAATCGTAGAAACAGAATACTTTATTCACCTCTTGTATAAACAGGAAAAACTCAGGCTGAGTAATGTTAGGTACAAGGTAAATAATGTCTCTAAAGCTACGATAAACGAAATCACCATCTCTTACCAGAAACTTCTCAGGTAGGTTGATGTAATACTCAATTAGATCAGCATCAGTAGACCACATTTAAACGTGTCCGATAAAACAACATTTGTTGGTCTACGATACCGTTGAAATAGGAATCAATGGTGTAAGGACGTAATAGGTCGAAACACTCAGCGATGAGTTTGATGTTCTCAGTATAGAGTTGGCGGAAAAGAGGTGTAGATTCGTATGCTGGTAAATCTACAATGAAGCCGTCTGAGAACATGATGTAGTCGCAAGCTTCTTGAGCCAAGAGAATAGAGTCTCTATCTCTACCCAATTCCAGCTTACGCATGAGAAAGGATGCTACTTCGGTAGGGGAAATGTTCTTATTGGTTAATCTAAAGATATTATCAGCTATCTTCAGTACTGGGTTAGGGATTGAAAGTTTAAACCCCTCAGTGGTGCCTAACATAGTTTAATTTTCCTTTTATCCACGGTTTAAAGTGTTGTGCTATAGATTAACGTAGTTCAGTAAAGCCATGGGAAACACAGCTTGTTCTTCGACGACATTAATAAATAACTTGGTTTTATCCGATACCGATATTCCGGACAGTACATCCTCAAGCAGAATAATCATTCTGTCGACGATGTTGTCTGTTACCTCTAAGTTATTGGCAATCCCTAAATCCAATAGCTTTTCAGAGAACAAAACATAGCCGTCCGAGTCACCGGTACAGATAGAATCAAATAGTTTTGGTAGGTATTCTAGAAAAAAGTCATGTATACCGTCTAATTCAAGATTCAAGAAGTCTACCATCTCCACATGGTTATCTTCCATTTCTTGACTAAAAAAACAATATACATCAGTAAGGTTAAAGTACGCTAAGGG